AGCATTGATGATTCTGGATAAACGAAGTGGTGAATGCTCCACAATACATCCTGAAGGCAATGGTGTAGTCGACAGGCGGAATTGTGAAGACTCGAGTCTTCCCTTGGGCGATCTTAGCCAAGGGACGGCGTTCGTCCTTGAGGCAGTCCAGCCAAAGTGATTTGGATCGCAGGCCCTTTTTTGCAAAGGCTAAACGAAGGTCAATCATTTGGCGAAGTTCAGTTGACGAGACTTCTCGCTTTCCGGGTTCACCAGAAAATAAGAAACTCTTACCAACTTCTCCAGGGGCTTTCTTCAATTGGTTCAAAGGATATCCAGGGGAAGTGTCCATTGGAAGTGGTTCAAAACCAGAGTATCCAGGGTGTCCATTGATGGATACAAATTCTGAAACAACTTCTTTTGGCATTTCGTGAGTCCATTGTTTGAAAATCAGATTCATATGTTTGCTAACTTTCTGTAATATGGTCATATCAAAAAGAGGAGCGACATTTCCATATTTTTCAACTCCTGCTTTCAGCGGATGTATCGAAACTTCAAGACGAGGATCTCGAGGCGTCAAAACAGCAGGAGCAGTTGTTGGAACAAAAAGCTTTGCGTGTATAATGGATGGTCGAATTTTCGTGGTGGCAGGCACATGCACTCGTTTGGCTAATTTTCCGATAAGGGAAAAATTGCCTTGCGGGCACATAATGCCTTCGTCACTCTCAATAACTCCTGGTGGTAACATTCCAGAGTTCTTGAGAATACGTCCAAAACGGGCGAGTCCCTTTTCGAGCATTTCCTGTGTCACGAGCATTGCTGCTGCGTAATTCTTTGCGGGTGTAGCTGCAACGTGAATACCAACCACTTTTCGTGCCATACTGGTGTCTAGCACTACAAGTGGTGATCCACAGGAGCCAGGACTGGTTTCAGCTTGGTATGTCCAGCCTTGGTGATATTGTATAATATTCCCTCTTTCTTCACTCGAGTATTCAATTCGTGCGTCGAATGGAACATCAACAGGCTTGGTGTTTCGTGCAATGTCGATGCTTTGAATAAACGGTAAAGCTTGAGAAAACATACACAATAATGCTCGAAATTCCGATTTTGAGGATAGGTCAGAATCTTTGATGAAATGTTTGGTAATGTCAGCAAATCCAGGCACGTTTGGTGAACATTCATAGAGAACGGAATCTCCATTTATGTCCACTCGGCGTGTCGGATCATAGCTTTCCATAAAAACAGCTTCGTACCAGAGGACGTGAAAAATAGCACCTGGTTGAATTGGTGCTCCTCGGTAATCATGAAAGAAATGGCGTGGCAACAGCATAACGCGTCCTGCTATGAACAAGGCGTGCATGGAGTTACCCTCACGAGCAACGGTCACGAGATTCGGATAAATCCGATTGTGAACGATGCTCATAGCATTCGAATCACTCTGTCCTTCGGGTTTCATTACTTCTGGTTGTAAAGCTGCTTTGCGGGCTTGTCGTCGTAAAAAGCTGGTTTTGCTTTGTTCTTTTCCTTCAAGTCGCATGAGTCGTGGTCGTGGTGGCATATTCTTTACACCATGGTAAGCACCTTCTGGCACGTATTTTTGAACGATTGTATCGAGTTCTTCTTCAGTCAACAATTTTTCAAAAGCGCGCAGAGCAGTGCGAACCATGTGTAACTTTTGGTCACGATTGGATTCTGGTAAATATTGAGCGGTGTCGTAATAATCCTGGACAACGTAAAAAACAACTTGTTCAGCTGCTACGTTGATGGTATTATTTGCTTCTGATGAAAAAAGCGTCTTTCCAAGATCCCATAATGCAAACGTTCCTGCCAACAACGACGCTCCAACTAATACTGCTTTCATCCAAGGTGGTACTGGATCTGAAAAGAATTCAGTTAGTCGGTTGCGAAAATTGTCGGCGAAAGAACTTGCAATGGATTTTACAAATTCCATATCACGTTCCAATCGATTGATGGTGTCAGTCAACAAACCTTGAGGTTGCATGACAACACGATTCACTTCTGCTGCAATCATTGCTCTTGAAGCAACAAGTGCGCGCACCTGTTCTCGTTGATGCTCAGCATAAGATCGTCGTACATCGTCAATAAACTCTTGGTAAGTCATGAACGGCGTAAGTGCAGTATCTTCTTTCACGGGATTGAGAAATCGGCGTATCCGGTAATGGGAGTTGTCAGCTGGTATAAGAGCAGGATTCACTTCATTAGAACCGCGTTTGCGGAACTGTGGATGAATCCCAATCTCGTACATAGCGTGTCGTCTTCGCCACAATGCTTCTTGGTGGTTCAAAGTATTGGGGCGTGGGAAAGCGGAATTCGATGAAATCATAACGACTTTGGATCTAAAAACCTCTCCTTTCTGGTCTAATGATGCCATGGGGAGTCGATATTGCTCGTTAGAAACGATAGACATCAACTCAGCATGTTCTCCAGGAGAAACATTAACAGATCTGGTAGCGTCAAAGTCGTCATAAATGACAGCAAATTGTCCAGTGTATCCATCCCAGTGTGCAACTCCAGCGTTTCTTGACCATGCGATATTTGGTGTATCAGGGCTGCACCCTGCAAGAATTGCAGGGAGCACTCCAGTCAGAAAAGATTTTCCTTGGCCGGGGAGTCCACTGAGATAAATAACAAAGGGTACTGGTCGTGCATTGCGCGTTGTTCCACTCGCGTCCACTTGTTCAAAAAGATCATCCAAAAACTTCATTTTGTCACGAAGCAATTGAAAAACCTTAGTAAACTCGGGGCCACGAGAAGAGAGTTCTTGTATCATTTGAAGTCCGGTAGCGTGTAATTTCCTCACTCGATCTTGTGTAAGTTGATCGTACGTCAAAGCTTCTTCAACAGTTCGACAATGAAGAGATTCAACATCATTCAGCCATTGATAATAAGCAGAGCCTGGGGCAAAAATATTCAACCACCATTGTAGTGGAAGAATTTGGTGCGCCCATTCTTTGCAAATTTCAGGCAATGATCGAATGAAGGCCAATAGGGAATCCATGGTACTTGATACTGTGCGAGAAAAGATTTCATTAAAGCGTAAGCGTTCGGTAACGGATTTGAGTTCGCTGTCGGTAGGGCAACGCTTCATGAAAAACATTCCAACACATTCAACAAGGATGTGGGGAAGTCCGGAGAAAGGAACATTGCTTTGTGGAGTCATGGCAATATTTTCCGCCTGGTTCGGTTCAGTCGGCAGAAAAAATCGCCCCAACTTCAACATAGCAATTTGAATCAACGGGGTGGTCATTCCGAACAAAGAAAACAAGCGCCAGAGTAAGGTGGGAATACTAGCGTAAATTTTCTTTGCCCAAGCGATTATTATATCGACAAGTAATGCAACTGCGTCGCAAATTTTATCGACATAATTTGAGAGGTCCTTGGTCTGAGTCACAATTGTGCGAACGGTATTAATGAACGCTGTGACTTCGGAGGATGTCCTGGTCAAATTCGCAGCAAGACTCGAAAAAGTAGTGGCAGCAGCAGAAACCTTATGACAGGTATCTGAAACTTCACTTGATA